AGAATTATTTATGGAACAGACAGGTCAGGACTATAGATTAAAACCAACCGAAGTCTGGGGCAAAGCTTGGGATAATATTAAACCAGGTGCATGGTCTAAAAAACTTGGATTAGATTCATTAATCTCGGATGAAGAACTACGAATGCAAGAACAAGGAATGTCCGAGTGGCCTAAGATTGCAGGATCAAATATAGAACTAGGAGTCGATGTAACTTTACCATGGGGCTATGTAGGTGCAGCTAGAAAAGCAAAACAATTAGAAAAAGTAATTGGTAAATATATTGTACCTGGAGCCAATGTTGATAAAAAAATAAATGATATGTTATCTACACAAGGAGAAGGTAGAAGAGATTTTATGAAGATGGCTGGAAGTCTAGGAGTTATTGGCACATTAAAAGCTTTAGGATTAGATAAATTATTAAAAGGTGTTTCACGTAACCCGGTCCCTGGCTCAATTAAAATGTTGGAAAGATCAACTACTAAGATGCCTGTATGGTTTCCAAAGTTTATAGATAAGGTAAATGATAGAATGACTTATAGAGGTGATGGTATGTGGGATTTCAAAGGTACAGATGATTTCCTTCCAGGGTTTCATATAGAAAGAGTTGGTGATGATTATTATATCAGTGGTAAAAATGAGTATGATCAAGATTTTAGTATTACTTATGAATCACCAAAATGGGAAGGCGATGCAGATGGATCATATTATAACAAAGGAGAATTTGTAGTGGAAGATTCTGTTCCAATGCGTTCTGATCCCGATGGTAATGTAGATTTTGATGGTGAAGTAGTTGAAGACCTTCATGACGTATTAGGTGGTACTAAAGGAATGGAAGAAATTGCAACTGGAGAAAAAATAGGTTTAACTAGAGGGGATCAACAAGTGATAGATGCAGAATTGAGATTTCAATCAGAAGCAGATATGGCAAGGGATTTAGCAGATGAATAATAAAATGATAAAACCTAAACGATTAACAAAGACAATTCCCCCTTTAAGAGGGCCGGTTCCTCAGGGATTGCCTTATGGTAAGAAACCTGTTATACAAACTAGTGGATTAAACAATGGCAGAAAAACCAGAAGATAGAAAATTTACGCCTATGGATAAGGCATTACCTAATGTTCAAAATTTGGATATGGATAGGGATGATGCTGCGCCTGAGGTTGATGTAACTATTGATGAACAAGTTACAGAAGAAGGACCAGCAGTTACAGAATTAGCTGATGGTGGAGCAGAAGTTAATTTTGATCCAAATGACATTCCAGCAGGTGATCCTAACGATCATTATGCAAACTTAGCAGATATACTTCCAGATAATATTTTAGGACCTTTAGCATCTGATCTATATGAAAAACATATGGATTATAAAATGTCGAGAAAAGATTGGGAACATACTTATATTGAAGGGCTTGACTTACTTGGATTTAAGTATCAACAAAGAACACAACCGTTTCAAGGAGCTAGTGGTGCAACTCACCCAGTATTAGCAGAAGCAGTTACACAATTCCAAGCACAAGCTTATAAAGAATTATTACCAGCAGACGGTCCAGTTAGAACTCAAGTTATGGGAGTTCCTACACCACAAAAAGACCAACAATCAAAACGTGTTAAGAATTATATGAATTATGTTTTAATGAATGAGATGGAAGGGTATGATGAAGACTTTGATAAAATGTTATTCTATTTACCATTAGCTGGCTCTACATTTAAAAAAGTTTTTTACGATACCGTAAAAGCAAAAGCAGTTTCTCAATTTGTACAAGCAGATGATTTATTAGTTCCTTATAGTGCAACTAATATTGAAGATGCTGAATGTGTTATCCACGTTTTAAAAATGTCAGGTAATGAAATTAAGAAACAACAATACGCTGGATTCTATAGAGATGTAGAATTAGGCTCACCACAAATGTTTGAAGATCCATTAAAATCAAAAGAAAGAGAATTAGATGGACAAAAGAAAACTAAACCTGAAGATATTTACACTCTATTTGAGTGTCACACAAATTTGGACCTAGAGGGTTTTGAGGACGTTAATCCACAAACTCAAGAACCAACAGGTATCAAACTACCTTATATCGTAACCATCGATGCAGGTAGCCGTACAGTTCTTTCTATTAGAAGGAACTATGCGCCCGACGATCCGACTAAAACAAAAACCCAATATTTCGTCCATTTCAAATTTCTGCCTGGACTAGGGTTTTATGGTTTCGGATTAATACATATGATTGGCGGATTGAGCAGAACCGCAACGGTTGCTCTCCGCCAATTATTAGACGCTGGAACTTTATCAAATTTACCAGCTGGATTTAAAATGAGAGGTATCAGAATTAGAGATGATGCGTCTCCTCTACAACCAGGAGAATGGAGAGACGTTGATGCTCCTGGTGGAAGTTTAAAAGATTCATTTATGAACCTGCCGTATAAAGAACCTTCTCCGGTTCTTTTTCAACTACTTGCAACAGTAGTACAAGCAGGTCAACGATTTGCATCTATTGCTGACTCACAAGTTGGTGATGGAAACCAAAACGCTGCAGTTGGAACAACTGTAGCATTATTAGAAAGAGGCTCTAGAGTTATGAGTGCAATACATAAAAGATTGTATGCATCTCTTAAAGAAGAGTTTCAATTACTTGCAAAAATATTTGCTACTTCTCTACCACCGGAATATCCTTACGATGTTGTTGGTGCACAGAGAACTATCAAGGCAGCTGACTTTGACGCTAGGATTGATATACTTCCTGTTGCGGACCCGAATATATTTTCACAAACGCAACGAATAAGCATGGCACAAACTGAATTACAGTTGGCTATGTCTAACCCACAAATGCACAATTTATACGAAGCATATAGAACTATGTATAATGCTTTAGGGGTGAAAGATATCGATAGAGTCTTACCACCACCTAAACCACCTATGCCGAAAGATCCGGCGTTAGAGCACATTGATGCTTTAGCAATGAAACCTTTCCAAGCATATATTGGTCAAGATCATAGAGCACACGTTAGTGCGCACTTACATTTTATGGCTTTAAACATGGTTCGTAATAATCCTACCGTCATGGCTGCAATGGAGAAAAACATTTTAGAACACATTTCATTGATGTCACAAGAACAAGTTCAAATGGAATTTAAAGAAGAGTTTGCTCAGATTCAACAAATTCAACAAATGATGCAACAGAATCCACAAGCACAACAACAGTTAGAACCTGTTATGGTAGAACTAACTCAAAAGATAGAAGCTAGAAAAGCTGTTTTGATTGCTGAATATATGGAAGAGTTTATGAAGGAAGAGAAAACTATCACTTCTCAATTTGATCATGATCCATTATTAAAACTAAAAGCTAGAGAAGTTGATCTTAAAGCTATGGATGCAGTAAGAAAACAAGACGAAATGGAGCAAAGAAAAGCAGTAGAACAAGCTAAAATCCTGTCTAGAGAAGGTATTGAGGATGATAAGCTTGAACAAAACGAAGAATTAGCTATACTAAGAGCTGATACATCTTTAACAAAACAACATATGACTGATGTCACTAAAATGGATATTGCTAATATGAAACGTAAAGATGTTAAAACACTAAAAGGTCCAAAATCTTAGGAGGATATATGGCAAAGAACGGTAAAGAACCATTCTACAAAGGAATCGATCAAAAACAATTCATCAATAAAGATGGATACCTAAAAGGTGGTGTTGAGATTAAAATTCCTGAAGAGATCCCAACAGTAAACAAAGTTGGTGGTCAAAGAAGAATGCTTGCTGAAAAAAAGTCAAAAGTTAAATGGTATTAACTTATGTGGCTTTCGGCAATTAAACTTGCTTTAAACGCAGGCAGCAAAATTTACGCTAACAAGCAAAAGGCAAAAATTGCAATGTCTGACGCACAGGTATTACATGCAGAACGACAAGCTCGTGGTGAGGAAGCTTACCAGGGCAAATTATTAGAAGCCCGTCAGTCAGATTACAAGGACGAGGCGGTTTTGATAATTCTTACGTTGCCCATCGTGGTGCTCGCATATGGAGTCTTTTCAGAC